TCACTAAGCCACCTTCTTGCTAATTTCCTGCGCTCTGTTCTTTCTTTAATATCTTGCTCTACATCTAGTTTACCATTAAGAATTTTTTCTGCGTTATAAGCAAAATAATTCCAACTTGGTTCTTGTGCAATACTAAAATAATACTCAATTAGGTCATAGCAACCAACAACACCATAAGACTCTATAAGAGAGTCGGCTGCCCACTGCTCTACATTTAAATTTAAAGATGGCTTATGCTCGTATCTTGCTGTATGCAATTTACTATACCTACTAAGCAAAGCCATACGGTCTTTGCGTTCAGCCATTAGTTAGTGTTATCAGCCTCTGATTGTGCTTCTTGAATCTTTTCTGTTAGTTTATCTTCAACAAACTTATAGACTCTATCAAAAGCCTGTTCTGTATTTTCACCATCACGCTTAGAATCAACAACTCCAAGATCAAGTCTTAATGATTGAAAATTGCCTAAATTAAGAGTATATCCAAGTGTTACTGATACTTTTGTATTTTCGTTTTCCATTACCCCACCTATTCTTGAATTTAAATGTTCTCAGACCAAACAGGAATATACCTTCCATCTTCAGTCTTCGTATATGTAAGTATACCGTCACCCATTCGTCGTGTCAACTCTTGGCTTGTGGGAATACTATTATTTGTTATTAATCCGTCTCTTCTGGGTTGCCCCATATGTCTAGATCCCAGTATAGCACGAATATCCCTTATGTGATCTTCTGAATAATAAGATCTTATTTGCCAACCTCTTTGACCATTTAATTTTGCACCAATTGGTGGTGGGATAATTCCAGTTTTAATTAATGTTGGCATATATTTTCTATGACGATTAACTAACCTAGCAGTCTCAGCAACAGTGTATGCTCTTTGTCTGTTCCGTCTAAAATCTGTACGAAGACAAGTTTCAAGTCTATCTTTAGTAATATTATAAAACGTAACCATTCCAGTAGAACGAGAACTATGGTAAAGTCTTACTAGATCTCCATTTAAAAACCAAAGTTTTTTACTACCCTTAATTACAGGGTCGTTATTGTATTGTTGGCTCTGGATTTTTCCTTTTGCAGTATCCATCTACCTTGCCCACTTTCTGACGGGGGATGAAAAAATACACGATATCCACATGATATACAAAATGTTTCTAAATGATCTATGCTGCTGTATTGTCTATCAACAAACATACGACCCTTACATTTTTTACAAAAAATCATACCCCACCTTTAATTTTAATTAGGAATACCAATAATTACTAAGTGAACGGCTAGTGATAAATCACCAGAAGCACCAAACCGAACAACTCCTTCTACCTTAGAGAGTGTTTCCAATGTTTACTGGAGTCGCTGTGACAATTGGTGAATACTTAAAGTCACTAGGAAAGTCGTATGAGAATGTTTTATCAGATGCTGCAGTAACCGTAGAGTTATTTGCTACCTCTACATACCCGCCAATTATTCTTGTTTCAGAGGTCTTTACACTCTGCTTTCCAGCACTAACAGTATCAATTGTTGCATAGTTGTATGTTGCTGAAGATACTTCAGTAGATAGTTGGTTTAATGTATCCACTAGTTTGTAAATATAAGGTACATCTAGAGGTTGCCCTCTTTCTGGTAACGGTACTTTTGCCATTTATTCCTCCTGTTTAATTATACCAAAGACTCTACGCCAGAGTCGAAGATAACTAGTCCTGCATTTACTTTTTTTACAGATGACGCTATCTGTATTTTTACATGAACGGATGTGGTACCTGTATTTAAAAATGAATACATGTGAGTTGCGCTAGTTCCATGATATAAGAAAGATCCAGAATCGAACTTGACAAATATGTCATATGCTGGCCTATTTAACTCATCTCCCCATACCGCAGTAATAATTGTTTCTGTAATTGATAACGCACCGTTTACGGCTTCAACTGGAATTGGATTTGTAATAAAAGTTGGAGACCAGTGAGATGTTCTGTTTTTATCCTCAGAAATGATTCTATATCTTACGACATATCCTGCACTTTCAGAATCAACTGGTGGTAAAGATTCTTTTAAAATAATTGCTTTTTTTACAGCCATTAGGTTACGCCAATTGAAAATCTAAATTCGACATAGTTGCTAGTGTTAGGAGACTTAACAATTGTTTCGGCAGCATCATTTTTAATAATTGAATATCCAGTTAGTCCATAAAGTGGGTTGACTGTTGCTACGTTTTCTAGTCTTATTGCGTCTAACGCTACATAATAATCTTGTGAAGGGTTACCAGCATCAATTACACATGCATAAATTTTGACAACAGTAACTGCATCCCAAGTAAAGTTTGCACTTGTGTATAGTTCTTGTAATTGTTTTGAAACTACAAAATATCTATTTGTTTCAAAATCTGCAACAGAGTTTTCTAAATTTCCAGAACTGCCATGATTTATTTCTACTTCAAACCTTGCAAACTCTCCACTCAAGGTATCGGTTTCTGCAAAGTCTACAAGAATTCTAACTGTTTCTGGAATTGCAGAAGAGTCTCCATTTTTACTTATTAAAGAAAATGCTAATCTTAATTCATCAATAGGTGAGTTTCTTGTAAAGTCAACATTTGCTCCAGTTAAGTGAATATGATTTGATCCTTCTTCAACAACAAAGTGATCAAAGGTTGGACCGCTTTCTGAACTAACAGTTAAATCTGCATCATCACCTTGAATTAAAATAACATTATTTAAAAATCTGCATCTTTCATATCTGTTTCCACGAGAGGTTTTAAAAAATATAGCATTGTCTGCATTTGTTTGAAAAACTGAATCTGCTACTGCAATAACGTTGTCATCTTCTGGATCATCTAGTGGTGCGGTAACGGTATTAATTGCAGTTGCTGCAGAAGCCGTATGGTGTTGCCAATTTTCTCCAGTGGTAAAAGCAAAGACTGTTTTGCTATCATAGGCTCCAGCAGAGGGATTTGATCCTGCAGAGTATAGCCCTACTTCAGATATTTCATATCTTTCTTCTGTTGGTAGTTCTGCGGTTAGAACAATTTTATTTATACCGCCCTCACTTACAAACCCTCTAGATGAAATTGGAACACGAAACATTTCAAAATCAAGGTTTTCTTTTGTTGCAAAGTTATCTGCTACATCGCCAGTTTCTAAAGGGGTAGGACCACAGCCAACAGCCAAAAATGAAGCATAGGCAGGGGCTTGACCAAGCATATACTTACCAATAATAGTCTTACCAGTGTTAGTTATCAAGAGGTTATTTCTCCAAATTCCGCTTCATATATTGTACCACTTGTAGTTATTTCTACTTGAATTTGTTCATCAGGCTCAAGATTAATAGCCTCTACAATCATATTTCCTGTATTCTCATCTAGATAAACATATGCTCCATTTGGACCAGTTCCTGGTTCTGGAACTTTGTTTTCAAGTTTAATAGAAAAATTTGCAAAATATTTGTCTGAAGTAGACTGAAGACTAAGAATATTGTTTGGGTTATATTGTTGTTGAATTGATGAAAGATTTTTAATAGGTTGATAGGAAACTTGTTGTCCATTAACAATATCATTACGTGCTATATTTATTAACTCGTGTCCACCAATATTTTCAAATATAATATCAGTCATAACCTCAATTGGAGTAGATTCATCGTCAAATAAAACCGTGTCTATTGGTGCTGTTTTAACTGGAGGTGGAGGTGGTGCTATAACTGCTGCGGTTATTGTTGCTGGAGTTGCTGGTACTGCTGCTACTGTTGTTCCGCCACTTGGGCTACCACCATTTGAGGTGCCGCTATCTGTGTTACCACTAGGAACAAAAACTGAAGTTCCTAATGGACTTGTCTGTGATTGTATTTGTGTTTGATATGCATTTTCATAAGCATTTAAAGCACTTTGAATTTGTTTTGTTGTTGATCCTGGCTTTGCACTAATTGCTTCTAATGCAGCACCTGCTGACTGAAAGTTTTGATAAGATTTACTTGTTGTGTCAACTCCTAAAATTTGTTGAGCCTTTTGCACTCCAGTATCTGCTTGAACTGCTGCTAAGGCTTCTCTAACTGCTTTTTCTTCTTTTGACATTTTAGATTTTGACATTTTACACCTCGCTTAAATAAACAGTCATATTTGGACCACTGTTATTTCTAAAATAATCAATATTATATACTACGAAACGACTTGAATCAGATGCAACAAGATCTAGTCCAGAAGAGTCTTTATAATCAACAGTTACAAT